TTGTATCTGGTTGATAAAGGAGCGTGCAATAATTTACCCCTCTGCTCGCAATAATTTTTTTCCCGGAAACGTTATAGTGAGTATATTATTGTTTGGTTTGTCTTGCGACTAGGGTAGGCGGGGAAAAAAGTTTCCCCGCTTTTTTTTCGTTTTGAGGAATGTTTAGGCGGAAATATAGGTAGTAATTTTATTCCAGGTGATAAACTTTCCGACACCGTAGGTATCGTCTTCAAGGGCAATTAAATTGCCCTTCTGATAGTTGTACTTGTCTTGCACATCGATAGTCCTTCCGATAATACCAACCTTTGGTACAATGTACCGGAAACCGAACTTATAGCCGGTTTCGATCTCAGCTCCTTCCACGTTTATCTGGAGAGAAAGCGTGCTGTTAGCATCGATATCAGCAGCCAGGACAGCGGAGCGAAGTTCATCGCTAAGTTGGAAGGTGATAACCCTTTGCCCCCTCAAAAGCTTGCTGGCGTAGATCTTACCAGAGCCTGGCATATTAAACAGTTGCAGGCCGTTATCGCCTGAGATGGTCAGACCTCCCCAGGTGTTATTGATAACGGTATCACCACCGGTGATGGTGGTACCACCAGCATATAGGCCATTGACTGTAAGTGTACAGTCTACCAGTTTGAGAGGGCTTTCCTGGTTTATACTTGGCGGGGTCTTCCAGGTATCGGCCTGAGCGGAGATGTAGTAGATCTCGAAGGCCTCAGTGCCGACCAGACCAGCTATTTCTGAGAAGGTAACAACGCTAGGGCCTCCTGTGGGGCCAGTGCATTCTGTTAAGGTGGGGACTACCCAGGTGCCGTCTGCCTTCTGGATTCTGACCCTATGGATATTTTCCAGTCTTTCAGGAGAGGTCGATCCTGCGACCAGATCCGTGCTGGTACCACCGGCGTACCGGAGATGGCCATCACCGGCGCCTTCCATTGCAGCCGTGTACTCAGCAAGGGTCAGCGTGGTGGTAGAAGTAAGCGTGCCGGTGGCCTTGATGTAATCGACCTGGCTCTTACCCCAGCCTTTCAGGTCGCAACTGGACTTGATCCAGCCGCTCCCGATCTCGACATTGAAACTATTTACCCCCAGGCCAGCGAACCGTTCGCTGAATACCCCATCTCCGAGCTTCTGATAGGCGGTGAAGGTGGGATGGTCTATCGATGTCAGGGGCGTGATGACATGCATCTTTGTCAGCGTCCCAGGGGCTGTGTTAGCGCATGCCCCAAAATAATACGCAAAAATCCAGGTAAGAAAATCTGCCATAGAGACATTCTGGCTCAGCGATCCGGATGCAGTCCTGGCCAGTTCATACGTCTGCGTAGGACCTTCTTTGCCGGTGATTCTGTCCCTGTCATCCTGCTTATCTTCTGACAGCTCAAACTTCATGCCTGGCTCCCAGGGGAGCCGCATCAAATTGGCTTCCTGATAGGTACCAGGAGTGGTTTCCTTTGTCCTGGAAACCCATACCCCGCCTAATTTATGAAGTGACGATTTCATAGCATATTCCTCCTTATCCTATATCCTTCCTGCTCCTTAAAAAATATCTAAAGCTAAGGTCAAACCTAAAGCAGGTTATTATAAAGCTTATTGAAATCTTTGTTTAATAATACAATTTTTTTCAATTTGTGCCTATAGAAGTATTGATAATTCTGTGATCCATCAGATTGATATTGCAGCCAGGCGACATGAATTATTTCAGGGTTAGCGACATCTATCTGCCCTACAAAAAAATCTAATCCATTGCAGGAATCTCCATACATGCCAACTTCCTCTTTCAATAGATAGACAGGATGCGGATCGACTATTACCGATCCGTCCAAATCTGTTTCCGCCATAAAGATTGTTGAATCAAACCCCTCTTCGGTGATCTGAGCAAAGATAAGATAGAGCCGGTTATCTATTTTTTCTATATGTGGCAGATTTCCGGTAGTTTCATCGCCGACCACCATACTGAATAAACTTTTAGGACTCCCGATGAGAGACGGTGTGGCCGTGAGCTTCTGAAAATAGATCTGATACTCTTGGAAGCTTCCGGCCGCAAAACAAACATAGATATTTGTACCATCCCAGATAAGGTCTACGTACCATCCATCCTCATTATAGGTACCTGCCCATATGGTAACGACAGATCCAATCACATTGCCGGAAGTATCTCCTTTGAATAAAATAACGTCAAATTTAGTAGTCGTGGAGTTATATTTGACCGCTACACAGAAAAAATGCGTACTATCAATCATCTGGATCTGAGGGAAATAAAAATCTCCTGTCAGGGAAATCTGCAGTGGTGAAGCTATTGTCCAGGGCGTGGTAGTCACGTCGATCTCGTTGATCATAAGATCATGGGATGAATTGGTAAAACATAGATACGCTTTCCCGTCACGCAGGCTATGCAGAGACGGAGCCAGCCAACTATTATCAGTTCCACCTGAATAAATCAGGGTATCATTGATATAGATATTTTTGCTTATAGGTGATATGTCCATTCGGACATGGGCAATATACAACCCAGAATTACTACCATCCAGATCAACAAAAATTGACGGCCGCTTACCGACATACGCTCCAGAGGTGATAGCGTAATGAAAAAATTCCGCGATTGTTACCAGATTTTTCAATCCGTTCAGTTCCTCAAATTGGCTATCATTAGGCAAGTGGATCACAGGAGATTGAACTATTATCGATGCTGTCGGTGAATCAAGACTTAGGCTGACCACATCGAACTTATTGACCGACTGCACCAGGATGAAATACTCAGTGATGGTGTACTCCGATGTGCCGTCGATCGATGCAAGCATAGGCATTTCCCATTCGACATAACCTTCACCGGAGGCGGTGATTGTCCGCGACTGTCCTGAGTTCGTGCCCGCTGTAATGGTCAAGATAGCCCCGATGTAGAAATTATCAGCTCGATCAGTCAGAGCATCGTGTTCTAATCTCACCGTAGTGCCGCTATCCGCTATGCCTGCCCGTACAGCCTCTTTCTTGGGAAAGATTTTGCAGATAAAATCTGCTGTCCTGGCTATCTCCTCGTACGAATAACCCCCGTCATACGAGATTGAGATAATCGCCTCTTTATAGAAATGATCCAGGGGAGGAATAAATGTAACCGTCATAGCCTTTCGCCATTTGCCATCAGGCTCCCGTTCCCCGGCGTCCTCCAGAGCCAAGTCAGTCACCGGATCTGGAGCATAGAGAGGGTTACGGGCCGCCAGAGCTGTGGATTCCTGTTTCCCTGAGCAGTAATCGTGGTAAATGCCGGGATGTTCACGTTTAGCCGTGATTTCCATTTCTCTGTGTTCCTGACGTTCACGGATCTGGAGAATCCGGAATAGCAGGCCATCCCCTGCATAATAGGCTGTAGCCGCATAGGTTTCTATGCATGCGACATATGTACCAGGGCAGGCTGCATTTCCACAGGCCGCCTGCTGGGTGCAGCCTGATCCCCATATCATACGGGATGAATTGATTTCGATAACATCGCCAGGATTGCAATGAACGCTATTTAGCCCGGCAACGAACTGGCATACCCCATTTCCCAGCCGGATGCCGTCCAGGTGCATCTGGGCCAGCCTTCCGGCCTGGCTGAATCGGTTGCAGGGAAGCAGGTCGATTTCTCTCGGTATGGTTTCCCCATCTTCAGATTGAGCTATAGGATCATCAATAACAGCCTGGATAATTTCAAAATTACCCTTACGGATCTGGTATACGGAATCCAAATAAGGCAGAGTCCGCCAGTTACTCTCAACTGTGGCCACTTTCGTGCTGCCGTTATAATCGATAATGTCTTTTACCTGTCCAACACCTGCTCCTGACAAAATTTCTATCACCATGCCGTTATATTCGTCATCAGTTGCACTGGCCGTAGTGGCCAGCGTGATAGTATTGGCACTGCGTCCCAGGGCTGTGCCTGCATGATATTCGTAAGGGGCCTCAGTGAATTTTGCCTTAATCTGGTTTACCCGGCGCTCAGTCCCTTCAGGGTAATATTTCAGGTCCCGGTGATTATCATTATTGAAGACCTGCACCACTGGATCATCGCCTTTTTGCGGTTTAAGATAAAATTTCCCTTCCTTATGGACAAGGAAGGAATTACAGGCTCCAAGCATAACCAGGAGATGATCCATCCCACTCTTACGGGAATCAATGATGTAATTGCACTCAAAGCGCGGGCCTCCATCGTCGGCCATAATCTCGGCGTAATAGGTGGCAGCGGCCTTAAACGAGTTCAGATCCAGCCATGATCTTGGTATTCCAGCCCCGTAATTTACCTTTGGCACGCCCACGCCATCAGGCCGGTCAACTGACAGAAAATCATAGATGCACCAGGCAGGATTATTGGTGTAAGCAAAACGATCAATATCTTCCGTATCCGGCCACCCTGCAGGGATATAAACTTTCAACCCCTCGACAATGGACGAAACCTCCTGGAGTGTTGACCGGACGTAACTGGTGGGGGATATTTCTATATAGATATAGGCAAGGTTTTTATATTCCCCCATGTCTCCCAGGAAAAAATGATTTTGAAATCTGGAGATAAAACAGCCTACATCACTCTCGTCATATAACAGGTCTGAAACCATCATCCGTATTACGACGCCCGTCTCCCTGGTATCCCAGGACGCGCTGGCGAAGCACTGGCGCACTTTCCCGTTATTTACTCCGCCCTGAATGGTAATTGTCGCTCCCTTCCAATAATCCTTGCTACGCCCATATGCTCCATCACTTTCCTTAAAATCAATGCCAACATTCCCTGCACGAATTTTATAGACTTTTACCTGAAGGGTCTCTTCTAAATCACATAACAGCTTATTATTTACTCTGACTTCACAGGCTTTATTGATTACTCCTTCCCCCAGGCCAATATATGTATTCAGAGAGTTATGGTTATCAGCATCGATTTCTTGACGAAATACATTTCCAAAAATTTTATTTTTGCCATAAATAACAGGGATTGGAATCCCAGTGGCAATGGTATTACGGTCTATTGCCGTTTCATACGCAGCAGATTTGTCTTTGGGAGACGTTGGCGGGTCGATCAGAGCCCCTAATGAACTACCAAGACTGGCCCCATAAAGCGCACCACAGAAAATGGTCATAGTGGTAGCCCCTGTCATGCCAGCGGCAACCCCAGTACCCACTAATGCGCCCACCCCAGCTCCTATAGCTACTCCAGCCGGCATCGAATCACCCCCTTCAATCTCTTTTGCCAGTTCTCGGATAGATCGGAGATGACCGATCCGGCCTGGCGGGTTAAATGCAAAAATGCCCGGCTATGATCATGGTTTAAGTAAATTCCCAGGTGATCAATCGCTGAGGGCGATTTTACTGCAAACAGCAGGATATCTCCCTGCTCATAATCGGCTATTTGAAGCATGACAATTGAATAGACAGGCACGTAAGACCTGAGAAGAAGGCTAACCTGCCGTTTAAAAATTTCAGCCGCAGCACAGGGGAAGAGAAAGCAATCAGCACAGCAGGGGGTAAAGTGATGCTCTTGCCAGTAGGACAGGATCAGGCCGAAGCAATCGCAACCCTGTCGGTCTCCGGCTGTGCGCTTATAGCGTAAGCCCACCAGGTTGCGGTGAGCACGGGGAGACGGGGAGACGGGGGGACAGGGGGACGGGGAGACGGGGAGACGGGGGGACAGGGGGACAGGGGGACGGGAGGAAGATCTCTCACTATCGTTCGAGATGACATTATTTCTCCCGTTGGTCGAAATGACATGAGGAGTCGAAATGACATGAGGAGCCGAAATTACATGAGGTAGGGGCGGCCCCTTGTGGCCGCCCGCATGGGGTAACCACGGGGGGTTGCCCGTACAAATGACATGAGGATCGGGCATTTATTTTTATCCTCCATACCTTCGCAGGTTTTGAACATCCGCTATTTGGGTGAACCCGCTGAAGCAGGGATCGTTATGGAAACGGTCGCGGCATGTTTCAAGGGTTTTATCGCACCCGCAATACAGGTTATATACATTCCCGGCCACAACCGGCGTAGACAAAGGCAATGCCCAATCCACATAGTTTGATCCGGAGGCTATAATCAGCCTCTTTTGCCCTGCATTTGCTCCTGTGGTGATATGCGCGTAGCCATAACGCCAAAAATTGACCGGCCAGTACCGCTCTTCGTTATCCTGAATTCTGGTAGTGGTGCTACCATTCCCAGCTATATAATTGAGTAGATAGATAGGTCGCCAGGTAACCGTATAGGAATCGCCTGCACTTATCGTATAGGGTAATGGATTTGACCATCCAATAAAACCTGTAAACATGTACTCTACCGTCCTGCTCTGCCCTGCATTCGCTCCGGATAAAATTTTCAGCGTACCTCCATTAAAAAACCCATTTGGACGATCAAGTGCATCGTCATTCAACCTGATAGTAGTGCCGCTATCGGCAATACCTGCATAGGTCAGGCACCCAACATCGCCGAACTGGGAGTTGCACGATCGCTGGTACATCCTGCGAGGGCACTGAATCTGGAGGGTGTAGATATGCTGTACCACATCGATGGAAAAATTATTGCCATCGATGATGGGATTCGCCAGATAGCCGGAGAAGATCAGTCGGTCATTGCCGGTGGTAAGGAGATTGCGAAATACCTGGCGGATATTGCATTCGCAATTTGTCAGCCGGGAATACTGGAGAAGGGAAGTGAATCCCCTATTAGTGTTATCCAGTGAGATGCCGACTTTGTCGGCCTTGCCGTCTGCCGTCCTGCTGATCTCTGAGCGGCGGACAGCCCAGGCCGTGTATGTGTGGTTATTATACGTCACGAACAGCCTGCTGTTAGCGTAGTAATACCACGTCCCATTGATCTTGAACTCGTACAGGTCAACAGGCTGGGTTTCTTCCTTGTCCTTTTCGGTAAGGAACGCTTCGGATAGAGCCATTTCCATAACTCCGATGTCATTTCGACCAGAGGGAGAAATCTTATAACCGCTTACGATCTCTCACTTCGTTCGAGATGACAGTTCATTTCGGTTTCGTTCATTTCGGTTTAATTCGTTATCTCGAATATCAGGCTGATTTTCTGCCTGGTATTGGTTTGTGTGGCCGGAGGAATAGGCCCAATCGAATGAACCGTGTAGGTCACGCCATCCAGAAGACTGACGTAATAAAACGCCTCCCAGGAGCCTTTCCTGGCCTTTAGAAAATCCACGATGGCCGTGATCTCCGAAGGAGTCCGGCTATCGAAATTCAAGTGGAATTTATGCCCGATCGGGTCAGGATTATTCAGGTATCGCTGCTGGGCGCCGGAGACATAGTCAGTCTGGTCAACATCATACTCGATCTCTTCCTTATACTCGTGATTCGGTACCCAGGTGAAGGTCTGAAGAGCCATTATCTACTACCTCCGATCCTGAATGATAGACCGTGTTTGCCCTCTATCATTATAATCACGGACAAAGATGCTCACAATGGTATCCCTCTCCTTAGCCAGCATCCGCTTCACACTATCACCATCCAACGGGTTGTTTATGTTAATCGTGACATGCTGGGCAGCCTGGCTGCTACCCCCGCCACCCCGCATCTCCACAGGGATTGCACGGCCACGTGATAATGGCACGACCGCCTCTGGGCCTGATTCGCCTGCCAGCGTGAAGGTGGGACGATTGAGAACGCCCCCTTCGGCCATGATGAATGGGGAATTAGCTATTCCCTGCATATTCTCGAAGGTCAATTTTTCTGGAGACCAACCTGCCGTTATGGGAGTACCGAATAATGACCCAAAGAGCGACGACGTCACCTTCTGCGCTGCCATATTGGCCATAGTTTGTGCCCAGGCATTCCAGATACTGTTACAGAATCCCATCCAGAGATCCTTCAGATTCCTGATCTTGCCGGTGAACATATCAAAAAAATAGCTGGAGAAATTTGACTGGGTAGCAGATGCTGCCTCTTTGGATCGATCTTCCATCCAGGAATAGAATTCCCCTGCTTTTGTTTTGATAACATCAAAGTTTTCGAGCTGGATGCGTTGCTTTTCTTCCTGCTCAGTTACCCACGCCTGATAATCCTCTTCCTCTTGCTGATTGAATTGGTTTTGAAGCGAATTACTTGAGGCTTCCTTGAATTGCTGCTCACCTATCAGGTAATTTTTCCGGTCAGATTCAGAACTATATCCCATCTGATGGAGTTCTTTTTCCCGTTCCAGTTTGGCTATTCTGGCCGAGATCTCATCATTCTCAGGGTTAGCTTGAATTTCCTGGAGAGACTGGCTGATAAATACCTGATCAGAAGGGCCACCGGCTGACATGCTGGCCTGTTTGGCCTGTTTGGCCTGGAACTTAACCAGCAACTCTTTTTGTTCAGCTTCCGCTTCCTGTCGTGCCTGGTCAGCATCTGCTATTGCCCCATTTACCCCGGTCAAATAATTAATGCCATAGCCGATGCCTCCGCCTATGGCCAGGCCACCGACAGCAGTCCCAACCGCAGGCGCAGCCGCAATCAGCGCGGCCAGAGCAGCGGCCCCACCCAACCCAGCAATGATAGGAGCTACTTTAGCCAGGATTAAAGCGAGTGTTCCCAATGCCCCTGCAACGGCTGTTATGGCTCCGGCGATCAAGATAATCTTAGTTACGGTCTGGTGCTCCTCAATGAATTTGGTAAGACCTTCGATAAAACTTTTCAGCATACCTATGCCGCTATTCATGACATCGCTTTTGATTATTACACCTCCGATAGCTTCCTTCAGCTCATCATAGGCGTTTTTTAATTTCGCGATCTGCCCGCTATAGGTATTTGCGTCCTGCTGGGCCGCACCGCCGAAGCGTTCATTGACCAGATCCAGGACAGCGGCAAATTTCTCTGTTTTAGGGATATTATCACCCAGGACAATCCCGTACCTGGTCAAGGTAGAGGTTTCACCCTCAAAGGCTTTACCGATCAGCTCTGCAGCGGTCTTCAGGTCGATCTTTTTAGCCGCTGCCAGGTCAAGGGTGGCCTGAGTGGCCTTCCTGACTTCGTTCGTAGTCATGCCATGATTTACCAGGATGGCCTCTGCAGCGACTATGGCATCATCTTCATACCTGGTAACCAGTTGCATGGCGTTGGCATAGTCCAGCAGCATCTTTGAGGCTGTGGGGGAATAAGTTCCAAGCCTCGTCATGGCGCTGACAAGATCGTTTTGAGCATCCTCCTGGGCTGCTGCCGCCTGCGTGACACTGTAAAATGCGGCGGTTATACTGGCAGCTATCCCGGCCAGTGTCATGGCTATGGCCCGCCAGTGATCGTTGATAAAGCTTTTCATCCTCTCGAATTGGCTTTGCGTATTATCAGCCACTTTATCAACGATGGGACTCATCTCGTCTTTAGCCTTTAAGGTGATTTCTACTTTATTTTCTGTCGCCATTATTGTCCTCTTGCTGTGCCCCCGCTTCAAGGGCCCTTACTTCCTGGTTAATAACTCCGAGCGCCATCCATTCTTCAAGGCTCAAATCGTTTTTGTCGAATGGATACCCGGCCTGCTGCAGGCTGTAAACCGAAAACAGATGAGCAACCCAGGGATGGACTTCCTTGATATGCGTGGTGCATTCCCTGCAGGCCCAATCCCTTGCCATTTCTTCGTAATTCGACAAACATTTTTCTTCATGCTCCTCTGTGCAGATCCGGCCATTGAGCAATGCCCTGACCTGCCTTCTTAGTTTTTTTCGCTGATCTCCTCTGCCTGATCTTCCGTCTCAACTTCATCTTCCTGGTCATCGGATGACTGGACCCGTGCGCCCTCGAATACGTGGGCGGCCATTGTTTCCACCAGGTCGGCGGCATAGCTTGCTACCAGTGTTTTCCAATCAGTCCGGTAATTAGGGGAGGATGAATCAGAGGAAATGGGGACTGCAGGAGCATTTCCATCACCCGCCTGAGCAGCGTGATCGGCATGATCAGTCTGATCGGCCTGATCGGCGTGGAGGAAATCACCTTCGCGGATTCCTGTGAGGATAATCAGGCCATACTTCTGCCTGGCTTCAGCTACGGTCACTTTGACCTTGCGGCCCTTTGCCGAAAACAGGGCGGAATTGTATCGCTGTCGCTCTTCGGTAGTCGGGGTGCGATAGGAAAACTCGACACTTCCCCCGCCGATGGGGTCAGTGATGATTATTTTGTTCCTTACGTTTTTGCCGATAACTCGCATCTGGTTTATTTCTCCTTTGTGTTAGGTGATCGGTGTCTATCTGTGTCATTTCGGTGTCTGTCTGTGTCATTTCGACCAACGGGAGAAATCTTATAAGTGGCCGATATAAGATTTCTCTCTTCGCTCGAAATGACAGAATGATCATGAATGACAGAATGATCATGAATGACAGAATGATCATGAATGACAGGCTCGACATGAATGCTGAATGAATTTTGATAACCTGATAATTGCCGCATGGAAAAAACGCTTCCATTAACCTGATCCTTTACTTGACAATTTCTTCTCATCTGGTGACATCCTTAACATAGGTTTGTTCGGTCATGAATAACAAGGTATAGACGGCTATACTGCTGTCGAAATGGAGGGGGTCGGTAGATTGCCATTCCAGGGGGAGGATATCCTCCAATCCAAGCATATTATTCTCCAGGATATCCTTTACCTGGCTGATAACCTCATATGCCCCTGGATTGGTCGTAGATCCGCGCCTGGCTGCCTCAGTTCCACGCAATGATTCATCGACCACGATCAACCCGTAAAACATCGTCTCCCTGATTTGCAGGTTAACGGTCTCGGATTTCGACCCCGCGTAAATGGTAAACACAGCCGGAGTAGTCCCCTTGATTTGCTCTATTAAATGATCCATTTCTTCTTTTTTTTCCAGTTCCCCCTGATAGGTCTTCAGGGTACGAAGGATGCCTGGAGGATCAGCAGTTATTTTTAATGGCTCCAGTACCCTTAGAATTGCGTCCTCTACGTCCTTGATTGAATATCCGGCCATAATCCTCAATCCTCCTCTATTTCTCTCCCAAAATATGGCGTAATAGGCACCTTCTGAGATAATCCCAGTCTTCAGGTAGCATCTGCAATATGGTTCGCTTTGGCATGGTTACCGATTTTCGTAAGGCATACAGAGGCGATAACCCGCCACCTGGCAACTTCTGAAATATGATGCCGGTACCGTCTCCCTCCCTCTTTACGAAAAAATTTTTTTCTCCCAGCCTGCGCAGGAAATCACGCGGCCGCTCACCTTCGGGGGCATTGATTGGTATGGCCAGCGCCTTAGCGTTTTTCGGCACAATGGTGCCACCCTCCTGGTGGATTCTGGCCCTGATATCAGGAGATCCCATCGTGAAGGAACTGCGGTCAGAGGCAAAGGTGAAGCTGTTTTGCAGCAACCCCTTATCGCGAAGTGTCTGGCCTCCGTGCTCTTCTGCACGCTTTGATTTTGGCCATTTCTCAGGTCGTCCCCCCTGTCGGAAGGTCGTAGCTATACTGGCCCGCATATGCCCCCGGAAATCAGGCCAGGCAGGGGATAAATCAGCCGCCCGCTGGCCTGCCTGAGTCAGGATCTCGGCCACTTCCTTTTGCCCGCGTATGTCGATGGTTATTTGCATTGTAGTCTGCCCCTTGTGTCATCTGTCATTCGGGAAGTAAAAAGTAAAAAGTAAAAAGTAAAAAGTAAGACTCTTTTGTATTCACTTTTACCTTTTTACTTTTACCTTTTTACTTCTTTTCGACCGGCCCTCTGTCATTTCGACCGGCCTTCTGTCATTTCGACCGGAGGGAGAAATCTTTCACGGGTAACAGATCCCTCACTCCGTTCGGGATGACAGAGCATCCCGTTAATCATGAACATCCCGTTAATCATGAACATCCCGTTAATCATGAGCATCCCGTTAATCATGAACATCCCGTTAATCATGAGCATCCCGTTAATCATGAGCATCCCTGTTAATACTGATCCATTTTATCCGAATCAAAAATCTTTGTCCGTACCCTCACCGCTGCCGTAGTTTGCGGAGCGATCGGCGAAGTGCTGCTGATACCGATCTGTATATCGCCTTTGTTGATCTTTGCCAGAAGCGCCTCCTGGGACTGCTGAAGCTCCTTCACGGTCTTATCTCCCTGACGCTTCCTGGCAAAGAGCTCAACTATAGTCAGCTTAATAGACATCTCGGTGACCAGGGCCGGAACAGGTGCCGAAAAAGGCACGGTATACCGTGCCTGGCAGTAGCCATCTATCTTCCGGTCTGCGCTGGCCACGCAGGAATTGAAGTTATTCAGATCAATGTCGCCGGTGTCCGAGTCATCTGTCAGCTCGATAATCTTCGATTCTTCGAGCTGAAGTTTTACCTCTGCCAATGTACAGTAAGCCATTATCTTACCTCTGCCTTATTTGCCCTTACCCTTGCTCTTAGCTTCAGGAGCCTGGTCGGTTGATGGCTCAGATGCCTGGCTGGATGCTGAGGACGAAGCGGCTGCTGTGGAGGCGCTTTCCTTAACCTCTTCAACCTCTTCAAACTTATTTCTGACTCCTGTCTCGATAAGCTCTTTGCCGACAGCATCCGGATATTCCTTCACTTCACCCTTAAGGTGAATCCCGTATACTATCATGACCTTTTCCCTGGGTCCTAAAAATCTTACTTTCATTGCTATCACTCCTCTATTAGCTGTCATTTCGACCGGAGGGAGAAATCTTAAAGGAAAGATTCCTCGTTTCACTCGGAATGACAAAAAATTAGCTGTCATTTCGACCGGAGGGAGAAATCTTAAGGGAACGATTCCTCGTTTCACTCGGAATGACAAAAAATTAGCTGACAAAAAATTAGCTGACAAAAAATTAACGCTAACCTTAATCAGGTTGAAATCGTGTCACTGAACAAAAATCCCAGATCAGATCCGGTGATTTTGCAGTCGAACCGCTCAATCCCTTCGACCACATCCCTGTGGTTTTTGTCCTCTCTCCATCGATTGACGATTCTGACCAGCCCATTCTTAGCCCAGGAATAAAGATAAACAGAAGATGGGGTTTTGATTCCAGGAGCGGGTGGCCGATACATCAGCAGAGCAGATCCTTTGCCTGTATTAACTTCCCAAATCTTCTTCCCTGTGAAATCTGTTCCATCGGCCTTTTCAACCGCTGTCGATACCAATCCATCCCCGACGAGAACTTCATCCAGCTCGAAAAGGGCCGCAATCAGTGGGGCGCTGACAATGCCTCGCTCCACGTACTTGATGCGATCCAGTACGTCTGACTCCATTTTTATCTGGGCAAGCGTCGCGCCATCCATGAGCATGACATTCGGCCTTTTGCCAGTCCGGTCAAGGATGTACTTAATGCCATATTCCACATCGACAAGGAAAGTATTGCTTTCCCCTGCTACCCAGGTACCTTCACAATCCATAGCGTGTCCGGTACCCCAACTGGTGCTATCCAATAACTTGGAGGCTACCAGAACTTCCTTCTTCAGCAGGATTTTACTCCCGCAATAATCGATTGCATCAAGTTCAGGGCTTAATGGTGCGTCAGCGTTTTCCCTGTCGTCATCGAGGATATTTACGGCAAACCCGTAAGGATTGCAGAAAAATGTATCCGTCGAGATAGGGAAATCTCCCCTGGGAGATTCAGCCCCGCCAGCAATCAACCCCGCTTCATCACGGAAAATCGCCCCTTTCGGAAACGTGAAATACTTATCAGACTGCTTTACTACCGGCACTGTTCGAACCGCTCTGTCGGCAATGAATTCAGCGTTTTTATACGCTATTAAAACATTGCTGAGAGGCGTATCGACGTGAATAGTTCGTCCCATTATTTCCTCCTTTGTCATTCCGATGTCAGTTGTCATCCCGATGTCATTCCGAGTGA